GAAATCTCCATCATAAAAGTTAATAAAGCCAAATATTTCGCCTGACTTTGTTATGACATTTCCATTTATTCCCTTTTTCAAATCACCGCTGGCGACAGGAACAATCGAGCGAGCTTTTCTGACGCCATAATTAACTGATCTCTGAATAGAGTTTTCCAAAGCCTTGTGAGCTTCTTGCGGCAAATCTTTCATTTGCTTCATCAGTTTCTTATGGCCAGTAATCTTCACGCCGCAACACCCTTCTCAAGAATAAACTCCATCAAGGTATCTTTAGCGTCAACCTGCATAACATCTTTGATCGCCCAGGTTATGCCTCTCGCAACGACGCGATCCGCAGAGGTTATAGTGGAAGTTGTGCTGTCTGATCTCACACGCATTGTTGCCAAGGCTACATCGCTTAAAACACCGCCGTTGATGCGCTCACGGCCTTTCTGCTCTCGCAGATCAGCCGATCTAGTAGCCAGATCAGTCCAGCCACTATACACGTTGCCATATTCATCAGACGCACCTTCTGTGAGCCTTTGAAAGACGGCGCGATCACGCATCAAGCCTGCCTTAACCATACCAATTCTCGCGGTGCATATTCATAAGCTCAACAAATCCAAACGGTATGTTTGAAAGCTCATCCATTTGAGTTTGCTCGCGGTTGTCATACCAATGACCGATCAAAAGCATCATGGCGTGCCGAATTGTGTCAGGGACATCTGAAGCCGCATCACCATAACCAATCTCATATTCAATTTTAATAGCGTCATGGCGATTTTGTGTAGTGGGCCAAGAGAAATTATCTTTTGGACCAATTGAAGCAGCGTTTTCAGTGCCATATACGTCATAATTATTTATATCGTCATCTTGCAGGTCGCCATTTTCATCATAATATTTTATCGCAGTCACGGACTGCAAAGGCTTTAGCATGATGTCAACGCGCTGCGGAGGGTTTGGAGCTAACCACTGCCCCCACTTTTGAGTAATCATTGCCTGACCCAAAGCACCACGGACATCAGTATAAGCAATGGCAACATTGATTAACCGAGCTAAAATGATGTCATCGTCACTGCTTTCAACTCGCAACTGACTCTTCACCTCCGACAAGGTTATCGGTGTGGTCAGCGGAGCATCCACTCGCTCAACGGCGTGATGGCTTGGGAGAGGCTTAACCATTTTTTATTCCTCTGCGACAGCCTTACGAACAACAGTCTTTTTGACAGCGCGTTCAACTTTTGTGGCCGTAACAGGTTCAGCAATTCCAGCCTCGATAAACCGTTTGGCTTCAGCTTCATTGCAGTCGATGACATCGCCTTGATTGTGGGAAAAGTCGATCCCAGCCATTGCGGTCAGGAGTTTAACTTGAGCCATAATAGACCTCCTTGATTGGATAAAGGGCGGGACCGAAGCCCCGCCCAATTACTTTATGCACATTTGAGGTGCTTGATTGCGGCTGTGTTGGACAGTACGCCGTCGAAACGGATGTAACCCAAAATGCCGTAATCTGGTGCGAAACGCTCACGAGCAACGTAGATCGAAGGTGCGCCAACTTTGCGGACGTAGAACTTGGACATATCGCCAAACAACATAACCTTTTTGCCTGTGGCAAGGCTATCCATTGCTTGGTTTACAACTACGTTGTAGCCCAGCAAGTTCTGTGGAACGCCAGCTTGATAGTTGCCCATCTGCCATAGGTAGTTGCCGTTGCCGTCTTTCAGCTTGCGAACCGCAGCAAGTGTACTGTCGTTCATCATAATTGCTGTAGAAGGCGAGTTGCGATAAGCTGGATCAACAGAGTGTACGAGATCAATGATCTCATCTGATGTCACGGCTGCAACTGCGGCTGCTGTTTTACCAAGGGTTGAGTTGGTCACGATGCCTTCAACGTCAGAAGAACCAGAGCCAGTTGTCAGTTTGCTGTTAGCGATACGACCAAGACGCTCACCAATCAATTCACCCAACAGGCTTTCCATGTTCAAGATGCTGTCAGCGTTCAACTCGGCAGACCAACGAATCCACTCGGAATCGAAAGCAAATGCGCCAACGGATTTTTGACCGAAGGTTGCATCTTTACCGCCATCGTCTGTTGGCTGAGTGCCTTCAGTGTGTGCAACGGCAGTAACGGCTGTATCGTCAACGGTTGGGATGTTGAACTGACGGCCATCAGCAGAGTTGATAACTGTGAACAATGTGCTGTCGTACATTGGGCCAGTTGCAATCATTGCTTTTTCAATGAATGTAGCCAACTCAGTTGGGACAGTGTAACCACCAGCGGCGTCAGTGGAACCAACTTGAGTACGGTTTTCACGCAACACGTTGCGAACTTCTGCGTCAACAAAAGCATCACCACCACAAGCAATCATTTCAGCGAATGCAGCGCGGTAATCCATTTTGAAGCCTTCGTCTACGGCTGGCGCAGAACGATCTTCAAATGTTGGGCGACGGTCAAGATCAACGCTGTCACCAGCGCGCAGCGCAGCTTCAACTTTTTGCAGGCGCTCAACTTTTGCAGCCAGCTTGTCGTGATCGGCCATCATGGCGTCAAATTCACGCTCAACTTCAGAAGCGCGAGCCTCTGGAGTTTCGTCGGTCACTTCGTTCAATTTGGAACGGGCCTCGGTGGCAATGTTTGCCATTTGCTCCCGCAGTGTTTTAAGATCAGCCATTTTGGCCTCCTTCTAAAATGCCTTGCCCAAGGGCGGGGGAAATAAACGGGCAAACAGCGGGAACCGCCGTTATCTCGTTAAAACTTAGCCTTCATGCGAAGTCGTCTCGCAGCTTGGTTTTTTGTTTCGTTCGCACGATGCGTCTCAAGTGAGCGAAGACCAATCTCTGTGCCATCATAGGCTGGAGTTGTGACAATAGCGACATCGTGCAATTGCAAGTCTTGGATCATTCGTTTTGGAATATCGCCACTGTCATCCCACTCCTGACGGGTGGGAATGAATGCGAAAGACATCTTATCAAGGTCGCCGCGCTTCATTTTTGGAACAATGCTGCGAACATCTGGATCAGAACCATCAAGCTCTGTTTCCATAAATAAGCCGCGCTCATCTTCAATCAATCTCAAAGTGCCGGAGCGGGTGCGAGCTAAAGGCAAACCATCGTGATTGATTAGGAAAACAACGTCATCTTGGCGCTCAAGGGCGCTCGCAAATGCGCCCTTCTCAATCACCTCGGTAAACATGCCACCGATGTTCGTCTCTTCGCCGAATACCGCAGCATAACCCGAAACACGGATCGCATCGCCTTCATCCTCACGAACCTCAAGAGGTTGCGCAATTGCTCGAATTTCACGTTCAGCCATCGCGGCCTCCATATGTTTTGACAAATATAACACAGAAGCGCCACCCGCGTCCACACGGCTTCTATCTGCGCCTTCTTGCTCCAAAATCCTGTTCGCCCAAGATCGGCCAGCATCACCGCCCCAGAGCGCCCAAGCGATACGACCGTTGCTTGGGTATCCATCTTCACCGGGCCTGAAGCCTTCAGCTTCCTTGTCAACCTCATGTCTGGCGAAGTAACTAGACATTCTGCGAACTGTACTAATGCTTAAATTCTCTTTATTTGATATGTCCCTAGCGCGAGCTATGCCAACTTCAGTTCCGCCACGACCATACTCTCTGCGCCAATCAAGACCGCGTTGAGCCTCATCTGCCATTGCATCATTAGGTGTCGGCATCAAAGCCTCCGCCTTGGCCGGAAATAGGCACTGTTGCACCTTGGACCATTAAGTCATCGCCACCCTCAAGCGGCTCCATGTTTTCAATCGTGCGAACCTCATTTGGCGTGCGGATTGCGTTCTGGATAGTGGTCGCGTGAGCTTCCATGCGGGTCTTGAAGTCACCGCGCAGCAAGCCATCAACATTAAACTCAATGTATTGTTTTGAGCCGCGAGGGAACAATTTGAGATTCATTTCCTGCTCAACCTGCTCAATCCAACGCTTCAACGTGTGCTTCACAAAGTGCAAATCTTGCTGCTCGGTGTTGCTGAATGTGCCATGCGTCAGGTCTTGCAAGAAAACAGGCGGCAAGCTGTAAATGCGCGCAATCTGCTCAATGCTGAAACGCTGCAACTCAATCAACTGCATCTGCTCTGGGTTAAAGCCGATCTGCTTCATCTCGTGGCCCATTGGGAGCGCCATTACCGGACGACCCTCGCGAGCCAGCTTCGCAGTGGTCTTGGCAACGTCATCAGACGCCCGAGCAGCCGCCGCTCCGCTTTGGAACGGACCCTGCAACACCACTGGCGGGATGCCACCAGATTGAAACGCCTTTGCGCCATAACGGCTTGCAGCGATAGCCATGCCAATTGCGTCACGGTTGGTTGCAATAGGCCCACGCACATCCAAACCATTAGACTTCAGCATAAACGGAACATCTAAAACTTCGCTGGCGGAATAGGTCTGACCATTGTGCAGGTAAACGCGAACCTGACGGCGGCCCTCGGTGCGATGCTCAACGCGAGTATATTTCGGGTCAAGCGGCCACAAGTTTTTGACAGCGCCATTGCCAGACCGCTCAATGTAAGTAACGCAACGTCCACCAGTGAATACTTGGTCGAACATATATTTGCGCCACTCAAATGATGACATATTTTCATTTACCGCATCGTGCAAAATGCCCTCAAGCGGTCCAGAAACTTTCTTGCGTCCGTTGGCGGTTTTTCGGTAAACGTGCAGCGGCAATCCAGCCAACGTACCACTCAGGAAATTTACAGCGGCCCAAACGGCAGGAACACCTAAAGCGGTGTCAGTATTAACCGTAACGCCAGCAGATGCCGACATTTCGCCCCAACCCATAACTTGCAGAAAATCCTCTGCTGATACAGGTGAGCTTGGGTTTTCTAAGTTGCGACTTTCCGGTTTGCGAAAGCGGTCAAATAAAGCCATCTACGAGCGTCCTCGATGTTTGTTGCAAATTAACACATTAAACCGCAATCGTAAAGGCAGGGTCATCCCAAGGAGACGAAGACATAACCTGCTCATCATGGGATGAAGCTCCCAAGGCCATAGCCAGTGCCACTAAGCCATCAATTTTGCTGACACTTTTACTTTTATTTAGCTTCCTATTGCCTGCCGGATCACGCTCCGCAACAGCTCCAGCGGCGCACATATTCAAAATAGGATTGCCCCCGTGATGCAATTTTCTCTCAGCAACTAATCTCTCCAGCTTATCAACCGCAGGAGCCATGTCTTTAAACCCCTGGCCAAACGCAGTCATAGGAACTTGCGCACCGATTGCATCCAGCTCACGTTGGAAATCATTTATGCGCCAGCGGTCATAAGCCAAAAGCGATATATCGTAACGCTCGGAAGCCTCGGCAACAGCTCTGGCGACCATTGCTGGGATAATTACCGGGCCATCAATCAAGGTCAGGAATCCTTGGTCTGCCCACAAATCATACGGAACTTTATCATTCTTTGATTTCTCACGAATACCATCAGAAGGCAAAAAGAATTGCGGAACAATGTGATAGCCGTCATTAATTGGGAAAGCCATTACAAAAGCAGTCAAATCTCGGCTGGCCGACAAATC